AAACAAGTTGAAGACTTTACACTAGCAGATGTCAACTGGAAGACACATCAGCGAAAAGTGTAGCACGGAGGCAGCATTTGAAGAAAGTAAGAAAGGGCTTCAGGAAACCTAGAGTTAAGCGCCCAGTAGATAAGAACCTTGTAAAAGGATATGACTCTAACTGGGAGTACGAACTACACTCAGGCATCCTAGATAAGTGGGAACATCACGTTGATAAGGTAGAGTACACAGTCGAGCATAAATACGAGCCAGACTTTGTTAAGACTATTAAAGGCAAGAAGATTCTGCTTGAAGCAAAGGGGAGGTTTTGGGATAGTGCAGAGTATAGTAAGTACATCTGGATTTCAAAAGCTTTACCAGACGATGTTGAACTAGTGTTCTTGTTTGCTAATCCAAGTGCACCTATGCCGCAAGCTAAGGTGCGTAAGGACGGAACAAGACGCTCACACTCAGAGTGGGCTGACAAGAATAACTTCAGGTGGTTCAGCGAAGATAGCATACCCGACAGTTGGATTAACATTAAAAATCGAGAGGACTTTAAAAATGAGTAACGTGTGGAAGAAGCACCCCGAAACAGGAGAGCCTACGTTTGAGGAGTACATGAAAAGACTTAACGGACACTGGGCTTATGATAGCACAAGGGGTACTGACCCAGAAGTGACAGCAGATTCAGAAGACTTTGCTGATTGTTGGAATGATGACCCAGTAAACAATCCTTCACACTACAATGAAGGTGGCGTTGAGTGCATCGAAGGTATAGAATCTAGCATGGGCTTATCTCAGTTTAGAGGCTACTTAAAAGGAAACGTATTAAAGTATGTATGGAGATATGAAAATAAAGGCAAGCCCGTAGAAGATTTAAAGAAAGCTGAGTGGTACTTGTCTAAACTTATTACATCTTTTAGCAGATGAAAAAGTGGTGGCGTATATGGGCTAAGTCCCTCGGTGAGAAAGTAGGCGAGACAGACAAACAAGCAGATGCAGTTGCTTACATACGGACTTTCTGGTGGCTTGTCCACATCGCTACTTGCTTTATGATTATATTAAACAATACTAAAAACTTAGGTTGGTGGTAATGGACAGGAAAGAAGAGCGTAGAAATCAATTTGCTCGTAAGAAAAAGTTTAAAAAATACACGAGGTCTTCTAAAGCTAAGACCGCACGAAAAAAAACAGACAGGAGAGAATATGACGTATCGATTTTGGAACAGATTATGGACGATAGAGCCTAGAAATGGAGTGGGTTTTGACATTGAGTTTACTGACAGCCGTCCCGTATGGACAGTGATAGACGGCGAACATGATGTAATGCCTTTTGCAGGGACAGTAATACTACTACCGTTCTGTAATATTACTATTGGAAACGTATGGGAGGAGATAGAAGATGAGTAAGGATTGGAGTTTTAAATTAACAGAGAAACAAAAGTTAGCAATAAAGGCGTTGGTCTTGTTTGCAGTATCGCCAGTATACGTTCCGGCTAGGATACTGTGGAATAATCGAGCAGACGTTGTGGGTTTCTACAAAGAGTTTTGGACGGCTATAACCTTCGGAGATTTTAATGGATAAGTACCAACAGTTTATACACAAGTCCCGCTATGCACGTTGGCTTTCTAAAGAAGGTCGGCGTGAGACTTGGGAAGAAACAGTACAGCGCTATGTAGACTTCTGGGTTAACCGTAAACAAATAGATAAGAAAACAGCTACTCGTTTGTATGAGGGTATACACAGTCAGAAAGTTATGCCTTCTATGCGCTGTATGATGACAGCAGGTGAAGCACTAGACAAAGATAATGTAGCAGGGTTCAACTGTAGTTACTTAGCTATTGATTCACCTAGAGCTTTTGACGAGCTAATGTATGTTCTTATGTGTGGTACTGGTGTAGGCTTTAGTGTTGAGCGTAACTTCATCAATAAGCTACCAGTTGTAGCAGAAACATTTCACGACACAGACACCACGATTGTAGTGGCTGACAGTAAGATTGGTTGGGCTAGTTCGTTCCGTGAGTTAATTGCTATGTTGTATGCCGGCAAAGTTCCTAAGTGGGACATGAGTAAAGTAAGACCTGCAGGTGCTAGACTTAAAACCTTTGGTGGTCGTGCATCAGGCTCAGCACCACTCGAAGACTTGTTCCGCTTCTGTGTAGAGGTATTCCACAAAGCCGCAGGGCGTAAGCTAACCAGTATTGAGTGTCACGATGTTGTATGTAAGGT